TGATCGACACGGAGGAAGGCAGCAGCGATCTCTACGAGCACCTGCACGACTTCGACGTGATCGACCTTCGCCCGCCGTTCACGCCAGAGCGGTACATCGAGGCGATCACCGCAGCCGAAGAGGCTGGCTACGAAGTCATCATCGTGGACAGCGTCACGCACTGCTGGAGCGGCTCGGGCGGATGCCTGGAGCTTCTCGAAGACGTGGCGAAGGCTCAGTTTCGTGGCAACACATGGTCAGCGTTCAGCGTCATCACGCCACGCTGGCGGGCGTTCGTGGACAAGTTGTTGCGGTCTCCGGCCCACGTCATCTGCTCTGGTCGCAGCAAGACCGAGACTGCCCAGGTGGACGACCACGGCAAGAAGAAGGTGGCGAAACTCGGGATGAAGCTGGAAGCCCGCGACGGGCTTGAGTTTGAGTTCACGACGGTCTTGGACCTGATCCACGACGGGCACTACGCGACTGTCAGCAAGGATCGCACCGGGCTTTTCGCTGGCGATCCCAAGCCCATCAGCGTCCAGACCGGCGAGCGGATCGCTGAGTGGCTGGCCGGTGGCAAGGCAGTCGAAGACCAGGCGGTCATCGACGGTGCACGCAAGGCGATCAGCGACGCCACCAGCGTTGACAACCTCGACAGATTGAAGCAGCGGATCGCCCAGCGGTTGACCGAGGGGCGGATCTCGCAGGCGACGGCGATGGAACTGGCGGCAGCGATTACGGACAAGCGGAACGGACTCACTCTCTAAGCGAAAGGACTTTGCATCATGGACTGGGACATCAACATCGACGAGGACTTCCCGGCTGACGTTCACAAGACGCTGCCGGAAGAGCGCACCATCGTGCCGGTCGGCACACATGTGGCACTCATCAAGAAGGCGGAAGAAGGGCCGAATCAGTGGAAGGTCAACGAGACGAGCAACCCTGACGGTATCTGCCTGAAGCTGCGGCTGGTGGTTGGCGAACACAAGTTCATCTTTCACGACCTGCCAAAGCACATGCCCTACCTTGCCAAGCAGTTGGCAGAGGCTCTGGGTATTGAGCCGGAAGGCAACACGCTGCGGGTCGTGCCGTCCGAGATCGAAGGCAGGGAAGTCACGGTCGAGGTGGTGCACTACACCGCCAAGAGCGGCAACGTCTCTGCGGTCGTCAAGCGGTATGTGCCGCTCGCCACCACGCCTGCGGCACCCAAGCGCCAGACGCTTCCACAGAAGGCGCACGCCGCTTTCAGGGCTGCGGCTGGTGCCGACGACATCCCGTTCGCGTGGCTGGTGCCGTTGCTGGTGGCGCTGATCGGAGGTGGTGCATGACCAAGCTCTACAAGTCGAGCGTCGGCGACCATCACTTCACGAAGGAAGGCATCGGCTACTTCGTGCAGCATGGCGAGCCGCACACGATCGGCGGCGACCCGATGGTACGGCTGTCCGGCGGCGTCTTTGTGCCTGCCAAGGGCTGGCACTCTGAGTTCAGCGACGCCGTGCTCGAAGCGGCGCAGCGGATCGAGGCTCTCGGGCACCGGCTGCTCGCCCAGGCTGACAGCCTGCGTGTCGAGGCGGCGAAGAAAGAGGAGGTGCAGGCATGACGCTCGCACACCCTGGGCACGTTCGCTACGCGCGGAAATGGCTGGAGCACAACGCCGAGCGGATCGCCGCAGCGGTTGAGCCGCCGGGTGAGGTGGACAAGCAATCCACGGGCGCTGATTTCGTGCGGTGGATGACGAACTTGCTCGATCAGCACCAGCGAACCTGCGATCAGGAGTTTGCGAGACGTCCACCGTTCACGAACTACACGGGAGATTGACCGGCACGCCATTGCCGTAGGTGCTTTTTTATGCCCAGCACCATTGGCCGCCCAGCGGATGGGTGGCGAGTAACTGCCGCAGCTGCGGCTTGACTCCACAGGTGACGCAGCCGACGCCCGGCGTATCCGGGCAAATACAACCACGGACGACGAGGGACGCACGGATGACACGACCGCACTACATCACGCCCGACATCGAAGACACGCTGCCGCTGTTCCGCCGCACCGATCCGGTGACGAGCAAGGCCGCAGCCGCCAGCGTAAAGGCGTTCCAGGGCGAGCACCACCAGGCGATCCTCGACGCACTGTCGCATGGGCCGGCTGGTGCATCAGGCATCGCGGCACGGTGCGGGCTGCTGGGGCACCAAGTCAACAAGCGACTCGGCGAGCTTGCACGGGCAGGGAAGATCGTTGCGACGGGACGGCTCGTGGCGAGTGCGAGTGGTAGGGGCGAGAGGGAATGGAGGTATGCGTGATGGAACGATGCGAACAGTGTGACTTGCGAACAAAAGTGGATGGATGGCGTTTTTGCTGCGAGTGCCTTCAGTCGCGCAACAAATCCACGCTTGCAGAAAGAGCACGCAAGGCGAAGGAAGGCAGGCAGCGAGTTAAGTCTGGACGCGATTTTAACAGCGTTATTGACGCTGATCACGACGAACAAATTGGCGGCATGTCACGGTCAGTAAGAGCGATGGAAGAACGAACTTGACGCACAACGCACAGTGACGCGGCTGGAACATCACGACACGCAAGGAGGCAATCATGCCACAGGTTTACGAAGACATCATTGTTGACGCCGAGTTCTCCGCGATGATTCCGCCATTGTCTGCCGAAGAGAGGCAGCAACTCGAAGAGAACATCGTTGAGCACGGTGGCGCGCGCGACCCGCTGGTAGTGTGGGCAAAGAGTGGAAAGCTGACGCTGCTTGATGGGCACAACCGCTATGAGATTTGCACGCGGCTTGATCTGCCGTTTGAGATTGAGGAGATGCGGTTTAGCGACCGCAGCCACGCCGAAGAGTGGATCATCCGCAATCAGTTCGGGAGGCGGAATCTGTCGGCGTATGTCAGGACGCAGTTGGCGCTGCGGCTGGAGGAGACGATTGCAGCGAGGGCGAAGGCGAGGCGTGATGAAACACAAGGAAGGCCCAAGAAGGACGCCGAAAAACTGGTGCAGAAATCTGCACCAGAAAAGACAAGAGACGAGATTGCGAAGGTCGCCAATGTTAGCCACGACACTGTGGCCAAGGTCAAGAAAATCGACGCCGCCGAGAAGGCTGGAAAGGTTGACGCAGAGACGGTCGCCAAGCTGCGAACCGGCGAGGTGTCGATCAACCGTGTAGTTCGTGACCTGAAGGAACAGGAAACGGCTGCGAAGCGGCAGGAACAGAAAGCCGCAGCGGTTGCAAAGCGGCAGTCGGTTGACGGCCTGTACCTCGGCGACTTCCGCAAGATCGGCGACAAGATACCAGACGCTTCGGTTGATCTGATCTTCACCGATCCGCCTTACGACCGGAAGGCAATCGAACTCTACGACGGCCTTGGCGAGTTCGCGGCGCGAGTGCTTCGCCCAGGTGGAAGCCTCATTGCTTACATCGGCCAAATTCAACTGCCGGATGCTGTTGCCGATCTTTCAAAGCACCTCCGCTACTGGTGGACCTGCTCCTGCTACCACAGCGGGCCTTCGCTCCTTCGCATGAATGAGTACGGCATCGTGAACGGTTGGAAGCCGATGCTCTGGTTCGTTAAGGAAACACGCGGCGACAAAACCACATTCATTAACGACGTGGCTACCGGCACGCGCGAGAAGTCGCACCACGAATGGCAGCAGTCCGAAGCCGAGGCTCGGTACTTCATCGAATTGCTAACAGAGCCGGACGGGTTCGTTGTTGATCCGTTCTGCGGAGGCGGCACCACTCCCGCAGCCTGCGTCGGGCTTGGCAGAAAGTGGGCTGCATTTGAGATCGACGAAGCAAACATGGCCCGTGCGTCCCAGAGAATTAACGAGGTAAGCAAATGACTAGAGATCGTTTATTCGGCAGCGACATACCGCTGATGGCATGGTGCAGAGAGAAGGGAAAGACGGGCGAACTGCCAGCGTACTCAGAAGAGTGCGGCCTTGTGCAGACGGACGTTGATGCCTTCTGGCACAGATACAAAACCTGTGTCGATAGCCTTGGGACTCGTGACCTGCAAGTGTTTATGGAGATCGAGTGGAAGACGAGAGGCGGAAGCCTGACTGACAGCCAGGCGGACACCTACCGCAAAAAGCACGCCATGATTCAGCCCCAACTGAAATGGCACGGCCAGCAGCTAATCAACTTTGGCGTGTCTGTTGTTCGCATTAGCGGCACAACGCCAGATGATTCCGAGTGGATCAAGTGGGGGCGTTTCATTCGCGGCAAGGCCAGCGGAATGAAGGAGGAAGCAATCAGTGTAGATCAACTGCTGAAGTTGATGAGATTCGACATGCACCCCGACACGTTCAACGAACGGCCTTTCCGGCGGCACCACAAGACAAGGAAGTTTCAGGTTGTCGAAACATCGGCGCTCGGATTTGACGTTGAGCGTGAGTTAGTCAACCGAAGCTAGGAGGCTTCCAATGGCCGCTGAATGGTTCCCCGTAGACGTCTCACTCGACACGAAGCCCGAGGTGCAGGAACTCGTTGACCTGACCGGCGAGCCTGTCGAGGTCATCGTCTTCCGGCTGCTGAAGCTGTGGGGCTGGGTGCAGCTGAACACCGCCGACGGGCGTTTCCGCTCCACGCCAGCCAGGCTTGCGCGCATCTGCGGCGGTGACGCACCGTTTTGGGAAGCCGTTGCCGTCGTCGGCTGGATAGTTTTCGACGGCGAAGTTGCCCAAATACCCAAATGGGAAGAGCGTTTCGGCGGTGCCGCCAAGCGTAGAGCGCTGAAAAACAGGCGTCAGGACAAGTGGAGACGCACCGGAGGCGCACCTGTAGACGCTGTTGTAGACGCGCACGAGGCGCAGGTGCGTCTACAGGCGCGTCTACCACAGTACATAACAGAACAGGACATAACAGAAGAAGAAATACAACCTGCTGCGCAGGTAGCTACGAGCGAACCGCCGAAGCGGCGGAAACGCTCGCAGCCCGCAGACGCCGTTTCGTGGTCTGCTGACGCAGGATGGCAGGGAATCACGGACGCCGACCGGCAGGAATGGCGTCAGGCGTACCCAGCGTGCGATTTGACGGCAGAACTCGCCAAGGCGACGTCTTGGCTCAAGGCGAACCCCACAAAGGCTCACAAGAGCAACTGGCGACGTTTCGTCGTCTCGTGGCTGACACGCTCGCAGGACCGTGGCGGGACGAACCGTACGCCTGGCGTTCGCCCTGACGAGCGAGCACCGGCGAAGTCGTGGGACGAGCGTCCCAGCTACCGGGCAGAGTTCCAACGATCCATGACGGACGCCGAGTACCGGCGTGCCAAACAGGGCAAGGGCGGCATGGTCGCCGCGCTTGCGTCCAGTGTGAAACTCACGGAGGAGGTGACGCAGTGACAACGACGCTAGAACGCCAACCGCTGACGGACGCACAGCGTGCGGTCTACGACTACATCGAGTCGTACTGCCGGCATCACGGCTACGGCCCGGTGATTCGTGAGATCTGCGATCAGTTTGGCTACAAGTCGCCCAACGGTGCGATGTGCCACCTAGATCCGCTCAGGCGAAAAGGCTGGGTGACGTGGATCGACGGACAGGCTCGCACCATCCAGCCGATCGGCGGTGACGCATGAACTACATCCACCTTCCGCCACCGCTCGACGTCGTTCAGGCGCTCATGGATCGTGCGCGTGACGACGACGTCAGCGACGACGACCGGATTCTCATCGAGACGGCTGCGCGAACGATAGAGGCGACGCTAGAGCGTTGCGTGAGGCTCGCCAGC